ATTTACGATCTTAACACCACCGTCAATCTGAAACTCAATATGTCTAGGATTCTCTCCAGGCAACCCCTTCATAACAACATCATCAAAATTCTTTAAGGAAGTGTCTATCTTGAATAATATCTGTGCTTTGGTAAGAGGTTTCTTTCCTTCTTCAGCAATGGCATTTTTGGCAAGAGCACTCTCAACTTCTGTGGTAGGAGAAATACCGCCGGCCTTGGACTTACTTATCTCAGCAAGTCTTTCAGTAGCAAGATCAACAGCCTCAACCAGAGTTCTCCTTTGTTCACTTCCTTCAGAGAATAGAGACTGATCACTGGTCATTTCTTGCTTTAGTGCCTTTAAGACAGGAAGAAGCTTGGAATGATCCAGTTTCTCAATCCAAAGACCACCCTTTCCTAAAACTTCATCAGCACCCGGAGCTATTTCTTTCTTCTTGAATACTTCCTTTAATTTATCTTTCTGCGTCTTAACAGGCTCAAGATTCCCCTCAATAATCTGTATCTTTGGCATGTCAGGAAACTTAACAATCGCTCTGCCATAACCCTCATCAAAATTTCCGTCCATACGACGCGAAGGATCTTCATGGCCAACAACTTTACCAATCTTGCCTGCATATTTCTTACCATCTCCGGTATATTTTACCGTAGTGCCAACCTTAATGTCCGGAGACTTACTAATAAGATCGTCACCCTTGAGATATACCCATTCATCATCACCTTTAACAGCAGGCTTAACAGCATAAGTTCCATATTCTTCATCAAAACTAACGATCTCTCCAACCTCTTGCGCGATTCCTTTAACAGGATTCCGAGGAAAAATTACTTGAGATCCTACTTCCAATCTTCCTTTATATACTGTCTCACCAGCCGTATATCCTTCTGGCAACTGATGTGTTATCTCTCCCTGTGGAGGCAGCAAAGGGTCACTATGAAACGCCTTAATCAACGCATCTGACAATTTCCTTTCAGCCACTAGCATTGACACCTCTGCCTGTTCATCCCCTTGTTCAATGGCTACTCTAACATCATCAATACTAGGGAAGTCAGTCTTAAATGATTTCATGACTGGCCTTAATTTCTCCATGTCAGCCTGCGTGAATAGCTTAGATTCCATCATCTTTCTTAGAGTTTGAAGAACCTCTCCACCGTAATCTTTATACAGCAACTCTCTAGCCAGCTGTTTAAGATGCCACTCCTTATCTGCGGTAGTGCCAAAGGTCCTTTTGTCAGACACCACATCTGCTGGATCTATACCGGCGACAACAACTTCAGCATCAACAGAACCGTCTTCATAGTTCTCAGTGTCCATGAGCCTCTTGCGATCCACAACACCTACCCTCTTAGCATTACGCATAGCATCAAGATCCCCGCGATACAAGGCCCATAGTTCAGCAAAATCTTCATCATATATCAGTGGAGAGGCAGCGCCTTTATTACCATAAACTTTTACATATCTTGGATCCTTGTTAGCAATCTTATTAGCATGTTCAGTGACAACTTCACCGCTAAAGAATAGTGCCTTATCTTCAGGACTTAGAGTATCAACCTGAACGTGTCCGGCTTCATGTAACGCTGTATGGTTGTACCCTATGTGAGATTCACCAAGATCAGCAAGGCCAATCCCCTTATATAGATTATCTCCACTCTTGATAGATGTTCCACCACCGGCCAAACCTTCATTGGTTATATTTTCAACATACATTATCCCATTATTTATTAAGATCTGCTTAACATCATCAGTTATCAAATCCCACTGAGCCTGTGCTTCTGGAACAACCCACACACCATGAGTGTCTTTAACATACCCAAGGTTATCAAAAGTTACATTTATGTCCTCTGTATCCATCAGAGAACGAATCCTAGCACCCTTCTTTTCTCTTGCTATTTTTTTATCTGCTACGATATCGACCTTTGTCTTCTCAGGATCCATGCCGGGAACAACATTTTGAATACCGGTTTGTTCTGTACCAACGACCTCACTGATCCCTTCAACAACAATAGGAACTTTACCAGCAACAGGCTTGACCACACCCGGCTGACCTATCTGCGTTGAAGGTGTGACTGTCTGGAATCCTTTATCTGCAGGAGAGACAGTAGGTATCTCACCTGGCGGTAATCCTTTTCTGTTAGGTCTAAATTTAGCCAACCTCACTTTCAACCAATCAGACATAGACTGCTCAAGAGTGGTTCCTCTAGCAGCCCTCTTAATATCTTCCATCTGAAGAACATGTTTACCTTTATATCCGGCAGCATGCAGTTTATTACCGATAGTCCTGAGCGTACTAATCAAGGTTTTTTCTCTTGCCATATTTGCAGTAGCACCCATCAATGCAATATCAATAAGATACTCACTACCCATGGCCGCAATCTTAACAGGCGTAGGAGTCTTGTCAGGAAGAAGCTCAGACAAAATCTTTATATCCATGGGGTTGTATTTCTCACCCTTTATAGAAGAAACAGTAAGGTTCTTTGCTTGTCCTAGCACCTCAAAACCAAGCTGAATTAGAGGGCTGTAACCCATACCTAGACCAAGCGCAGGCGCGCGAGCAATAACATTGTGTAAACTCTTCTTACCTTTGATCCCTTCTTCCGGAGTCAACCCTGTCGTGTGCGTAAACATCTGATCTGCCATTCTCCGAACGGAATGATCCCAAGAAGATTGCTCCCTCGCCATCTTATCCTTGCCAAATATCTGTTCTGGAACAGTATCAAAATCAAACAGCTCTCTCTCTAGTTCTTCTTGAGTCATGGGCTTAGGAGCTCTAATCTCAGGAATAGGCCTTGATCGCATCTTTCCTTTGAATGGATCCTTTGCCAACCATTCAGATGACTTAGGCTCTGATACTTTAAGCGGCTCAGAATCAGCAATGGCAAACCCTTCCGGTAATTCATGAGGACTATCTATCTTGAACCCTTCAGGAAGTTCATGCTGTGGTTCTTCCTGTTCTTCAACTTGAAATCCTTGAGGAAGCTTATGCTTATCAACCTTATCAAGATCGGAATTAACTGCGGTCTGTTTAGGTGTGGGAATTGGTGCAGGTTTAGGCTTGGGAGCGCGTTTCCTTTTCTTGCGCTCTTCCTGGTACATATCATCTATAGTTTTATCAGCAAGAAAACCTGTGGGCGTTCCGCTAGTTATATCAGGGCTGTTGTATAAGGCCATATTCCTCCGGAGATACCCAACCTCTATTTACACTATAAATCAATTTAGATCCATCAACACCAACCGCCTGCTGACCTTCCTTGTAAAGTGTCTGAGGTGCTTGCGGAGTAACCTTTTCTCCAGGTGTTGCAGGCTTTCCAACTTGCTGTTGCCGTTGCTGATCTTGTCTTGGATGATACTCTTGCTTTGTAGTTCCATCAGGGCTAGTAGATATAGATTTAAGTCCTCCGGTATCCTGCTTAAAGATTTCCCTACGTTTCTGAAGTTTCTTTTCTTCTTCTTCTTCAGGTGTTGTTACAGCTTCAGGTGGTGCGACCTTTCCCTTCCAAAATGAAGCTGCTACACTTAGAGGATTAGGAGATTTCTCTACAGGAGTTCCTGATTTCTCCATAGCATCCTGCCACCCCTTAACAACCATAGGATCCGCAGCAGTACCAAAAGGATTTCTTACAGGCTTAAGGCCTCCCTCCCAAATCCTTTTATATTCATCTTCCCAAGCATCAGCTTGAGCTGTAGCCTCGTCATGATCTGCCGTGTCATCAAACTCAGCATTATAAATCTTGAGTCTTCCACTCTTCCTATCCGACTCTATCTGCCCTGGATTCGGTTTCTTCAACCCGGCCTTTACTTGCTCAATCTGAGCCTTAGCCTCCTTGATAAGAAGATCATACTGAGAAAGAACACCACCTTTGCCAGTAGCTTGGCTGAAATCAAACTTGTCCTTGTCCATACTATCATACCAATCAAGCCCGGTCTTTCCTTTATAAATAACTCCTTTCTGGAACATTGTCATAAGATAATTTGTGATCTGCTGGTTCTTTGAATCATCATCCTCTTCAAGAACCTTGGCATCAAGAAGCTTTTTATCGTGTATCCTCTGTTCATCAAGAACTTTCTTATCCTGTATTCTTTTATCAAGCTTATCCAACTCTGCCTGAACTTGATCATACTTCCTCTGACTACCAAGTATGTCCTTATTATAACTCCTCTGATCATCAAGGATATCCTTCTTATAAGTTTTCTCATTACCTAAAAGTTGAGCATTATAATCTCTCTGATTTCCCAATAACCCAAATTGATAAGCTCTCTGATCTTCAAGATCACTCCTCTCATTCGCTCTCTCTGCGGCAGCTTGCTGTTTAGCAGCATAATACTGGGCATAACTTGCAAACCCTTTTAATGCACCACCAAGAATCGGCTCTTGAGGAGCGGGAACTGCCTGTCTTACTGATTTGATCTGTACCATTTCCTCCTCCTTAAGAGTTTAGATTAAATGTATATTGAGGCTTAACTGGTTTAAGGGCTCCGGTAGAAGGATCCCAGTCTGGATTGTTTCTGTTGACAACATTATTAGTTATCCTAGACCAGTCAACATTACCTAAACCTGTGTCCATACCCGGTTGTGCAGGCGTATTCATTGGAATAACCTGACCGGTATAAGGTATCTCATTACTCCTCGGCATCCTATTCATCATATCAAAAGACTGCTTACCGCTCTGTTGTAATCCAGAATACTCAAGGCTGTCAATATAGTTCATGATCTGTGAGTTCCTAGAAGCGTAGTCACCCATAGCCTTGCTACCTTGTTGCATCATAGCTTTAGGCCCGACATCACCCATAGCACCCATAGACATAGTATTATCCATAATAGAACCACCTCTTTGGCCAGGTCTCCCATACATAGCCTCCTTAGATTGTAACAACTGACGGTTCCTTATCTGATCTAAAAGGATCTGCATGCCGGGGGGAAGTCTGCCAGCCTCATAGTTCAAAGCACCTTGCTGGCCCATCTGCGCCATGTACTTCATATTAGTTGCATCATACGGAGAGGGTGTCATCATAGGAAGGTCATATCCCATCTCTCCATCTCTTGCACTACTGTTTTTTATTGCGCTACTTGCCGCTCCTGCTCCGACGGTGATAACTCCTGCTGCGATAGCTGCCCAAGACATATGTCCTCCTTTTCTAAGCCTAATTCCTCATAGCTTTTTGCTATAACTTGGTTTTCAATTTTATCTAAATCCGTTTCATTAGTAACATGAACGGTTGTCCAAACAACTTCCGTATAAGTTCTAAGTATTCTCTTTGTTCCGGCCATAGTAATACCTTGATACGGAGCTTTGATCCTTTGTATTCCTGACTCTGTGAGTACATCAACCTCACCCTTCATTACAAAATATGGATGCGTAACCTTATGGATCTTACTTGTCATAACAATATCAGCCGGGATCGTAATGGTCCTGACATAAGCGCCGTCAACAAACTTATGCTCTAGTGGAAAACAATCCTCATACATAGCACCTGTGACCTTGCCAAGTTCTTTCTCAAATGCTTCAACCCCACCGCGAAACTTCTCAGGTGAGACTGACGTATCCGAGGTTTTTTTTGGCTGTAACAACGTACAACCTTTTTGTTCCGGCACCATCGTCATAGATAATTACCTGTCCTTCTGATACTGATTTAACTGTTGGTAATATAGCGGTATGCTTAACAGACATAGCTTGTGTTCGTATGTCGTCGAGAACATTGTTAAGCGCACTAACTTGTGAGTTGTCCAAGCTTGTAACATCTGATGTTTTATCTATCATTATATAATAGTCCTATGTGGTGAGAACAAACCTTTAATCTCTGATATCTTAAATGAGTAAAGATCATTCTTCTGTACTTCAAAGTTAACTTCTTTTCCGTATGCTGTAGATGGGAAATAGCTATCCCATTGGGTAGGGTATTCATCAAGAGGAATAACAAATGATCCGCTTGCGTTCTCTGTTTCCCATAATATGTTAAAAGAACCTTGTTCCCCAACATGCCTACTGATAATCTTCTTAAAGATTTTGTCCATTGATGGCATATTGAAGTTCCTAAGTCCTATGACATACCGGAAGTTAACGGAAGTTTCTGCTATCGTAATGCCTCCATGATATTCATACTTTACCACATATCCATCAGTAAAGTAAACACGCGGATTAGAAACTTGCGTGTCCGTTGCAGTAAACTCTATCTTATATTGGAACCAAACACTTGCGCTTGATAGTATGTCACTGCCATTAGGATTAGTTAGGCCGGCAGACCAAACTGCACCCTCACAGGTCGCTTGATCTATACCGGTCCTTGTGTGTAAAATTATGTCATCTGATCCCTCAGTATCTTCGTTCCAAAAGATATTCAAGAGAGTATCAGCATCAATCTGCTGCGATGGAGATACCCACGTTCCCTCTGTGTATGTATTGCTATCCGCGTCATTGTAAGGCTTCATCAATCCTAAAACTTTCTTCATAAGTCTAAAGGTAGTAGAAGGAGGATCACCTAAATCTGATTCTGCGCTCTCTAATGTGACAATATGTGTATGAGGCGAGGCATACCCTGTTGCATGATACCCGTCATTCCCCCAAGTAGCGCTCTCTGTACTTGTTTCAAACACTCCGGCTGTATGCGTATGGCTGAAGTTAGCAGCATCACCTGTCGCTGGAGAACTGTCACCTATCTTGAGGAATCTCCCATCATACGTAGTATCTTCAATCCAGCCGTTGCCAGGAGTGCCTGCAGAAGCAAATAGAGCATAGCAATACTTATCCACACCATCCCAAGAACTCGTTTCACCGACCTTCTTAATGAGCGATAGGGCAACATAATCAACCTCCCAAGTGTCATTTGTTTCTGTGCTCAAGGCACCTGTAACCGTATGGTTGTGGCCATATCTAGGACCATTCGTACCGCTATCAGATTGAGCAAGGTAACCGGACGCTGTTCCTGTTGGTATACTGAACGTATGGCTGTGAGTAGAGGACACGGGTGTTCCTAAGTCAGTTAATCCTTGAGTAATATAGTACCCTATGTTCGATGATTCTCTCCACCCTTCTGGTGCTGTGGCTTGATCCCACAAGATTGATGCTCCATCAGGAAACTCATACTCAACGGTAGTGTTGTTTTTCTTAAACATCCTATATAAAATACTTCTAGGGATAGGATTAGAGCTGTTAGAATTTGAACCAACCTCGTGCGTATGAGCAGACACAGCTGCTGAATTAGAATCACCATAGTTTGTACTCGTACCAAACCACATCTCAATTGAACCAGAAAGATAATGGTTATGATCTGTTCCTGCATCAACAGTTCCGGCTGTCGTGCTGATCTTAATAAGCTGATCTTCCAATCCTGTTAGCTCTGTCCAGCCACTTCCCGGCTCACCGGACTCGTTATCCCAAAAAATTATAATATCATCAGGAATAGGATCAGAAGAAACCGGAGCACCAATCTCGATATAAGGGGAGTTCTCTGTTCCACCAATAAACACATCGTGCGTATCATCAGCAGGCGTGACAGAATCAAAGTAGTTCTCACAATCTGTCTTTGTTCTTAACCTATAAAAGCTATTGGTGTCCTTCTCTTTTAGTACGAACCCATTGACCGAATCACCCATAAACAAGTCACCAACTTCATCGTCACCCGATCGGGATGCAAAGCAGTTAGGCCCGGTTATGTCTGTACCGGTCCACATATCATAAGCCAAGGCCTCTCTTTTAAGATTATAAACAATCATTCTATTGTGTGTCTCAGACGCTGAAGTTTTATCGGTGTATGCTGCTAAGAAGTTCTCTTTGTGGAAATACCCAACAACATCGCTGTAATTAGCCGGAAGAATATCCCCGGTATCAAATTCATCAAAGATAGGTTGTGCGCTTGCACCGTCAAACATATACCAGTGATCCCAACCTAAGAAGATAACACCGTTAGGTGACTGGGTGATTGACCATTGAGCCGGACTTCCGATCCAAGCAATAGGATCATCAGCGTACCACGTTGCTGGATCCGCACCAGATACAGCGGAAGTAACATGAATCTTACGGATAGAGTTCTTCTTAATGCAGATCATACGATCAAGCTGAATAGGAATACCCATGATTTCATCACCATCATCAGGGCTGATCTCCATATAATCTAAGTTCGTGTGCTGCTGTATGTAATGAGGAAGATAGGTGAAGCTGTAATAAATCTTGCTCGTATTTGAAGGATCTCCAGTTATAAACACTCGTTCTCTATGTAATTTTAGGATAGAACCTTTCGGCATATCATCAGTAATTGCTGGATAGGCAGTCGTAAGTGATCCATCCGCGATATTATCTGAATATGTTGTCGTGGTATTATCTGCGAGGGTTGCGAGGAGTTTCAATGCAGAACCATTACCTTCCGTTCGATAGATCTTCCGGTTGGTTGTACCTACGGGGCCTAAGGGGATTTCTGACAATTCTATCCTGAGATTTGTTGCGTCTGTTGAGACAGTATTTGATATTGCTCCCATATTTGCAGCGTCATCATCATAGGTAATAGCATAATAGTAATCAGCATTGGCATCTAAGCTTCCACCAGCAGCGCCTAGGATTGCCTTACAGCCACCCAACTCCCAAGTAACGTTGTCTGACTCACCATCCCACGACCATATGTTATCAAAACCATTAGAGACAATTAGCTGATCTTGATAGGTAAGGAAAGAACACCGCTTGCTTTCTGTTAAATCTGTACGGATAACCGTAGCAACACCGGAATCTGTTATAGAATAAGCATCTGTTCCGGACACAGCTACCCACGTAGCCAAACCACCAGAGGTATAATAACGATATGCACCAACAACAGGCTTACCTAAAATTCCACCAAGAACAATATTGTTTAGATAAGAAGATGGTTCCCTCTTGTTAACAGCTCCAGGCTCGTTCTCAAAACGACAGTTCTGAGCAGCCTCAACCCACTTACTTTTAAGCTCAAGGTCCTCGGCCTTAGCGTTCATACCAGGGATTGTCTTGATATACCATTCTTTTACAATAGCGGATATTCCCATTATATATTCCTATATGATTTCATTATGATTTCATCATCCTCACGCTCGTTCTTCTTCTCAACACCATAGTCAACCAACTTCTTCATGTACTTATTCCACTGATCATTAGCACGCTCAGCCCAACCACGATCCTCAAGTCCGGTTGCCACAGTAAAGTCTACGGCCGCAAGGTGAAGATTGATAGGTAATGTTGGGGAAACAGTATCGTCAGACATATCAATGTGATCCTTTGAGTAATATATCTTAAGAGGAGCGCCATCATGCTGATCGCTTGGAGGAGGATAGATCCCAATAACATTTTCCTCCCGGCTCCAATAGTATTGAAGAGGCTCACTTGTTTGAGATTCATAGTTGTAGTGCGTCGTTCCACCACCATCAACATAGGTGTAACCTACAAGACTCTGCCATTCTTCTGACTCTACATCAAGATCAGGTCTTCGTGTAGGCTCAAGCCTCTTGTAGTCCTTACCTTCTCGCTTAAAGTAAACCTCATTGACAGCAAAGATATTAGGATCCAAGGTGGATAGAGTGAACTCCGTCTTTGCTTCAGCAACAATGTTAGGTTCACAGCTCTGAATATTTATATATCCTGTGTCTCTAAGGCACTTGGTTCTCCAAGCAATATTCTTACAGCCAAGGTTTATATAGTTATTGAGCTCTGCATCGCTCCAAAAGGCCGAGGTAGTTTCACCTAATCTCTTCCTGGATATATCCCGAATCTCTCCTCTTGTCATCACATCTCCTTTAGTTTTAACTGCATGACTTCGTTAAAGTAAAACTCTGACATGCAAACCGTACCATCCTCTTTAATCTCAATATCTGTCTGTGAAATAGGATAGACGGTAATTCCTTTACTTGCGCAGCTTACCAACAACAGCGTTGACATAAGAAGCACGCCTAGCCTTATTAGTTTCCGCAAGAGCATCAACCAGCTCCTTTCCAATTTCAGCTTTCTCTTTAGCCTTCTTCTTATCGGTCTCGCTCTTGAGATTCAAAAAGAAGAAGACTATTTTGAGAAATGTTTTAATTGATTCAAACAGTGCCATCGCCTGTTCCCTTTGGTCCGTATTTATCTAAAGCGATATACTTTCCAATGAACTTGATGACTGTCTTGAAGTAAGCATCATCCTTTAACGTTGGTGTGATCTTGACGATAACCGATCCTGCCAGCACAAAATAGGCAACAGCATCAATTAACAAAGGTAATCTCGGTTGAACGTAATTCCATATTGCTAATAATCCATCCATAGTTATTCCTCCCCAGCTTTAATTTCATCGTATTTCATTCCCCAACCGGCATATGAACCTTTCCGCATTGAAGGATGCCTTTTAACTTTTACAGGAAAGTTACACCTAGCACAGAAATAGAACTTATCCTCACCTCTGATGCTAAAGTTCCTGCCTGTAAATACATCATCTGAGTCAAGTTGCCTTGCTCCGTATTCTTTATATAAAAACGTTCCGCACTGAGGACAACCCCCGGTTGTGACGGGATCCTTGATATAGCGTACGATATCTACATGCAATGGAGAATTAGGTACACCGCTTGCTGAAATAGCATTAAGCTGTAACGTCTGCGGTCTAACGAAGTGAGTTGGATATGCGTAAGGAGAGTGGAGTGTCAAGGCCAAAGCAAACGATGATGAGTAGTCCGGACCAACCTCAGTCTCTGGTTCATTAACAGTCAACGCTAAGTCTAAGCTTGTTAATTGTCTCCAGACCTCTTCATCCCAAATAAGAACAATCTCTAACGGAACATCGTCAGGATGTACAAGCGCATCACCCGGAGCTAGTGCGTATATCCCAAGCTCAAGCGTGTCTGCGTAGAAGCGGGCGTTGTTAAAGGTGTTGTCAAGTATCCTGCCTGTAATTTCTATCGGAGATTCTACAATTTCCGTAGACGATATTGAAAGGCTTGGCTGAAGAACATTAAGGTCTCCCTGTAAATCTAAGTAAGTTGCCTCTCCCCATGGATTAAGGGCATTGCTCGGGCAAGCTACCCTGTTAAAGTCAACGGCGTGAACAACAATAGACCTAACGTTATTTAGATAGACTGTCCATGGTTCATAGAGATACGCGCCCCAAGACAACGCAACTCTCATCTCTACTATGGTGTCTCTATTATATGGTTCTATATCACAGATACGCATTAGATGCGTTTCCCATACGTCCGCTGTTCTTATCTCAATGTTACGGCTCCATACGAATCCACTCTCTCCGCCCTCATCCTCAAAGATGATGGCCATAAACCTGTTGTCAAGTGGGTCTAATTGAGGGTCCGTAACATACTCTACCGAATACACGTCTGCGGCTATCCAGTCAGTAAGGCTCAAGTCTAGTTTGTACGGCAACACAGGATCGTAACGCAGCGAAGTAAGAATAAGAGGATCAGATAACTCCACAACGATATTGGCAGTAAATGTACCCCAAGCAGTTCCGTTCATTTCTAGTGTATCAGGCTGAACAGTTGCGTCTAGGTTGGCTGGAGCCGCTGATACGTCATATATAAACGCCCACGTTCTGCTAGTTCTCGCACCTTCATATGTGTAAGAGCAGGCATAGGAGTAAACTCTAATCCCAGTTACGTTGTTCCATGTTCCTGTAACAGTTGGTGTTGAAGTGTGTTCTTCACTTGGCTGGCTATCACCACCATAATAAGGATCCGTATAGCTCCACACCTCAGTCCATACACCACCCATCCGGAACTTGATAGAATGATATATCTGAGGTTGGACACCTCGGTTGGCATAGTTGCCTGAATAAGCGTTGCTTTGACCGTATATCTTTGCAGAGAACTCCCCTAAGGTTGTAGGAGTAGTCCATGTGTGGTCAACTGTGGCTGAGCACACACCCCACTCGTGACCTTCACCAGATGCTAACTGACTGATTCCATAGTAAGTAGAGTAATCTCCATCGTAGGAATCAGGGCCAGTGCCATAGAAATACTGAGAATATCCGCCACCCTGTTCCACACCTCCTTGTGTGAACCATGTTCTTGAGGCTGAGTGAACTACACCTGGTTGGTCTATTATATTGGCCATTACGTTATTTTCCTCTGAAACTTATGATACCAGATATGTGTTGCCCGGGTAGGAGCGATTAAGACTAGAGTGTAGGCTCCGTGATTTGACTTGGTGAAGTTTGTAAAACGACCTTCTTTGCCTGGATCACCATGAGGAAATGTATAAGCCTCTTGGGCTAACTCGTCAGTTGCGTAGAACATATCATCTATCGTAATACCAATAACTCCCGGTCTATGAATAACAGTTCCCGTTAACTCAAACGTTGGGTGAGCTACCGTTGGGCCTGACTTTGGAGTATTAAAAGTTGAAGTGAGTCTTACTGTGTCCGGAAAGACAGTTGTCTTATCGCCTATTATGGAGAAACCATATAGCTTGGATGTTAATTCAAATGTTTGAGTGACCGGAGTCACAAGAGTTCCTAGGACTAAAGGAGCATTAAGAACTACGGCTATCTCTAGCGTTGGGGGAAATCTATCCAATCCTGGAGCGTTGATAGTAATAGAACTTGTCAACGGACTAGGAAGTTGGCTAGAGATAATCGTTGGATCAATCCCTTCGATGGTTAACGGCTGGTCTGGTGGTGCGTAAGAATCGCCTGCCACCGACGGAGCATTAACCACTGCTGCTAACTCTAGTGCACTAGGGGCAAACGTCACAGTAACCGTTGGAGCGTTAGCTGTTAACGTTGATGCTAAAATTGGAGGATATTCTGTAGCCATCTTCCTAGTCCTTATTGAGTTAGGCTAATGAAATGATTCCATTAACATGCCATTGAATTGTAAACGTACCACTTGTAACTGTCTGAGCTCCACCGAAATCAATGGAACAAACCAGAGAGTTGGTCGCAGTTGCATCATAGATGACTGCGTGGTATGCGGTGAACGTAGCTGAAGTCCAGCTGGCGTCGGTTGCATCCCAGTACGTAGTTGCTGCTTCTGTCACAGACATACCGGTCAAGGCTTGTCCACCCTGAGTGTAACCACCTAGAGTAGGCAACTCATTTGTTGTTGTGTAGGTTGTATCAGCAGCCGTAAAAGCGTGGCTAATGTCATACAATCCTACGTTGATTGTGTCCGCCTCAAGATCAACTTCCTTGTTCATGAGGTTGGCCTTAAACCTGTTGTAGATTCCTGATGCCATTGTACTTCCTCCTAGTTTTTAACGGACTGGATCGGACAGAACGGTAAAACAACGTTCGTATCATACCCGCCGTTAGCGTTGGGGGTTGTTTCGGTAGTAATATCCACCTCGTGCTCTACCGCTCCAAACATGATTTTGCCCTTGCTCACATGCTTAGTCTTCTTTTCCTTCTTGTCCTTCTCTGTTGGCTTCTTGTCCTTCTCTGTTGGCTTTGCCATTCTCACACTCCTCGATTAGGGATTTCGTTACTACTGTTTCCATTAAATCCAAGTGCTTGCGGATTGTCTGTATACAACCTGCCATTACCTGAACATCAACACTCATATTATGTTCGCTCATGCGTGACCGTTAGCTTTCCTCAACAAAGACTTGACGTCAGCCTTGATCTCTGTAATGTCCTCCTTGATGTTGTTGTGCATCACACGACACACATCGCCTGAAACGAACGTGTCTGTCACTTCCTTCCGACACCTGTCAAGACTATCATAAGATACTTTCCGGTGTAGCACATGACTGACTCTCCAAGCCAGCCCTATGACTGCAACGATTAGGATTCCAATAGCTGTATATTCTGCAATCGTCATTTTACCCCTTCACATAAGAGAGCAACCATGCAAATCAGGAACCCTACCTCTTTGTGAAGGCCTGCCCTATTGTTAGACAATCCTTTTAACATGGTCACCTCAAGAATATTATATATACTTTGTTAGCCTTGGTAATAATGTCCTTGTACGTCCAACCTTCTTTGAGCTTGTTGTTGATTTCTCCCTCAATATCAGGAGCGTTACCACCGCTAAGTTCTTCAACCTTACAAACTTCTCTTGGCTTCCTATCTAATGAACCGGCCATTAGCTACCTCCATATTGAACAAAGTGAATAGTTAACGAGCCTGTCGTCGGAGCAGTATCGCACTGAGCAACCATCCGCATATACGGAAAGTAACTGTCGCAAGTATCGTAAGTATCTGTCGTTGCCGGTATATCAAACGGTGCTGACCCTATCATAAAGTTATGAGAGAAATCAGCATGAGTTGAACCCTCGCAATAGATAGACACCACCTGATCCAAGCTGTTCTCAATAATGACAGTCTTTAGACGATACTCATGCAAGGCTATTGTTATCCCGTTATGAACAGAGGTATCTCTAATGGCTTCAGCATCAAACGTTTTCTCTGTGTTTACTTGACCCATTATGTTTTCTCCCTATACATGGCTGCGTGTCTAACTTGCCGTGTTGATCCTGTTGATTTGGCATATACCTCAAACCCTGTTGAGAAACCAAACCCTTCAGATGGATTGATCCTGAAGTTCTTCAAGGCTGTCTCAGCCCATACAGGTACGTTAACTGCGTTAGAAAGACCCAAGGATCCAAGCTGTGCCATGGTTGACCTGAATCTTTCAACTCCGTCTATCCTTATGGATACGTCATACCCAGAGTTACCGGCTGATGTAGCTACGAAGTCAAGAATACCAACACCAGAGAAAGAATATAACAAAGTATCTGTGCTAGGAACAGAAGTGCCTATATCGTCAATATCCCAACGTAACTGATACTTCGTTGGAGATTCATCTCCGGATATAGTCGCGTCAACAGCTAAGGCATTCTTTGTTCCTAGGACAACTGTTACAGGATTACCTAACTCGTCGTACAACGTTGTGTTTAGCGTATCGTCTTGAATGTCTGCCATTATGCAACTTCATTTCCTATGATGGTTGAGTAAACGTCCGTTGCCGAACCTTGTCTGTTAGTACGAACAATGTTGACAATACCTGTTCCGGCAAGAGGAACTTCAATAGCCGGAGAGAAGTTAATCTGCTGTGTATCTCCTTGCCTACCGTTTAAGAACACAACAGCAACAGTCGATAAAGATGCCGTTGGTCCATACTGGATCTCAGCTTTAAGGTTACCACTACCAGATACAATGACCGACCTTAACAAGAACGTTGTTCCGGTTACCGTATAGGTATGATCGGACGTGGCGGCTGATGCTACATCTACTGCTGTGTCAAAGTCATGTATCTCATTAGCCGAAACACCAGAGATAACTTCAGTCACATAGATAGGGTTAGTGGATGAATTAGCGGCCTCTGTCGCACTGACAGGAACCGGAACCGTAGCCGATACGTCAACATCCTTTATCTGGATAGTAGCATTGCCATTGAGATCGTCATGAGTATCTTGAATGACCTCAGTTTCTCCGTTAGGGCCGAACCCCGGAGTATTCGTACCGTCACTTGGTGTCACAAAGATAGGGTTTGCTAATGCGTTTACGTCTCTGTCTTTTGATACCAAAGCTGGAAATTGGCCATCACTCATTAGGTTCTCCTTTATTTTCTAAACGTTTTACGTTTGTTCCATCTATGTTAACGACATCTTCTGTGCCAAACTTCTCAAGATTGTCAAGCTTAGCGTACAACATAACAGCCTTGCGTTTGTGCATAAGGATAGATGCCTCTATTCCTTTAAGCTTTCCTTTTATAATTTCTTCCGCGTTAACCTCAAGCCGCTTAATGGCTACCTCACACTCAGCTATCTGCTGCTCTGTCCATAGCCTGTGAACTTTAACGTTAGCTACTGGGGTAACTCCTCCGTTTATTCCTAAGTCTGCCATAATTCTATCCTTACTTGTATAGCCATAGACTACCACGCCATACTCCGACTAAGACCTTTCCTTGAGTATCTACTGATGTTCTATAGAAAGAAGTGCCCTGACCGGCTGGAACTGAAGGTGTTTTATCTGTCCAGTTTGAACCTGCGTCCACTGAGGTCTGAACACTGTTATCACCAACTGCGCAAAGGAAGTCTCCAGTTACATCTACGGCGGAGCCATCCCATGAACCTGCGTTCGTAGCTGTCCACGATACAGCCTTGTTCGTAGTTATGTACACACTTTCATAGTTTCCTGCAGCTATTGAACTTCCGTCATAGTTAGCGTCTATGCTGAGGTAATCTGTGTCTCCGCCGGCTGTTCCGTTAATCTGCGTCTCAGTCCAAGTTGATCCCCTGTCTGTTGATACGAACTGCTTGATACCCCAGCCACCAACAACTATTGTTTGTCCATCGCCACTCACACCCGCTGAACCCCAGTCCACATCAACGTCACCATCCGGTTGAATCTCAGAGAATAAAGTGCCTGAGTTGGTTGAAAGCCATAGCCTGGAACCTTCGTCACAAGCTACAACAACACTTCCATCAGCACTACAACCTATACCAGACCATTGAGATCCTGTTCCAGCAGGCTCTACATTTGTCCAGTTGACACCGTAATCTGTTGACTTATAGAGAGGAACATCGTACCCACCAGCATAGATAATGCTTCCGTCATAACTGCAAGCTAATCCCCAAATGGAATCTGTAGCCAGGCTAGGTTGAATCTCACTCCAAGTAGACCCATCATCCGTTGATATACTCAAATGTGGTGTGTTATACTTACCAGAAGCAGCTATCAACGTACTCCCGTCTCCGCTAATCTTTACCTTAGAATACTCTTGATCTAGCTGGTAAGCAGCCTCCGCATCTATAAAGTTTGCTCCGCTATCTGTCGATAAGTACAAGCTCCCCTGATATGTTATCCCAGCAATCACAACAGAGCCATCAGCGTCCACGGCCACAGGACCCCAATATCTGTCAACGTCTCCTCCATCCGGCTGTACATCAGTCCATGAAACCCCATTGTCAGTAGACTTCATTACTCTGCTAGGACCTGCACTTTGGCCTGAAGAATAGATAATACTTCCATCTGTATTGCTTCCATAATGCTGAGTGTAGACATTGTTATCTCCAGTAGGACGCGTCTCAGCCCATGATGTACCAAAGTTTGTCGATACGTACTGCCGAGCATTTCCTTCCCATGCAATTAGAACGCTTGCATCAGGAGACATCCAGACTCTTTTCCATGATTCATTAGCTGCGCCAATAGGCGTTGTTTCTGTCCAGGTTGAACCGGCATTAGAGGATGTGTAGATTCTTCCATTATTAACAGCTGCAACCATATCCTGGCCGTCATTACTTACGCGCACATCATACCAGAACAAATTAGTTGCACCACCTGGCTGTGCCTCTGTCCACGAAGCTCCGCTATCTGTAGAGATCCACAATCTATTGTAGCCACAACCAGCAATTACAGTTGACCCATCAGAACTACAGTCGGACACCCACGTTAAGTTCGAGTCTGTTCCTGCCGGTCTTCTTTCTGTCCAGTTAGCCCCATTATCAGTAGACTGCCATAGCCGACCAGAGTCATCCCTGTCGCTTGCCCATATATGGTTTCCATCTTGGCTAATCTTAACGCAATCCCAATCTTGACCTGAAGCTGGTGAAACTTCTGTCCAATTCGCTCCGGTATCTGTTGACACCCACACTTCACTCGTTCCAACAACCTGTTTTGCTCCCGTGGAACTCATATCAGTTGAGGAGTAGGTCGTTTTATATTGAACATATGGCTCTATCTGGTACCAAGAACCACCGTTAACGATTTTCAGAGCTGACATTATCTCCGCTGTATCAGGTGTGATAACTGTTGGTGGAAGGGTTATTACCAATGAAGGTGCATTAAGCGTCATAAGTATTGCGACAGCTCCCGATCCTGTGCCGTTGATTACCTCTGTTTTTGGTACGTATAATGTCATCTCATTCTCCCATTAAGTTATTACTAAAGTTATTGGCTGTACGGTTTTATCGAGCTGGAGATCACCCAGCGAAATAATTAGTGTTACTGGCTTGATGTCTTTATCAAGTCGAATGTCTCCCATAGAAAGAGTTAACGTCACTGGATTTGCTGCGCTGTCAAGCCGAATATCACCGAGAGAGATCGTTAGCGTGACTGGGTTCAATGTTCTATCTAGCCGAATATCACCCATCGTAAGATACAAATGAGGTGCAAGCACTGTTCTATCAAGAAGAACATCACCCATCAAAAGAGGCAACGTCTCAGTCAAGGCTGATATGCTAACAACCGGATCGCGTAGAGTAACAGCCAAAGCAAGCGTTGATGGACTGTCAAAAACCGTGTGGATAGGTGCAACAACCACCACATTGACATTCAAGATTGACGGAGATACAGAGATAAGTATCGTTGGATCAAGAAGTGTCAAGGCTGCCGGAAGCGTTGCCGGTGCGTGTTCTACGAGAACAATAACTGGAGTGTGTACTGTTAATGCTAAATTAAACGTTGCTGCAGACTGACCGACAGCAATAATGATTGGTTCGTTTACGGCAATCTGCATCCCAAGTGGAGTCAATACCCGGACTATCTGAAGACCTATGTCACCATATCCATATACAGTACATCCAAAGTTTAGGAGCTCGCTTGTGACTGAATGCTCTACCTGAACATCAATGATATCTCCGTAGTTCAACTCCCACGCACTTCCCTTGAAATCAAACTCAAGGTTTCTGTCCGGCCCGCTCCTTCGTACATCTAAATCAGCAGCGTTATAGACAAGGAAATATTTAGCATATGCTTCGCCTGAAACAACTACGTTCGTTATGTTTAGTAGGAGATCATCAGCAACAACCGAGAATATGGTTGTTCTCACGCCATCGGCAACGTTGTTTGCAGTTCCTACGCCCTTGTACGTAACGGCAGAAACTCCCCTGACTGCCATCTCGCCTTCAATAAAAGCAGCAATAGGCTGACCACTAATATACGTTACGGTGTTAAGCTCTCTCCAGCCCTGTACGATTCTTGTTACCATTAGTAAGGCTCCTCTTTCATAACTATCCTTAAGCTAATAGGCTCATTCCTACTTACATCAAAGAATCTCCAAATCATACGCTGTCCATTCATAGGGATAACCAAACCATACGTTGAGTTCAAGTTCCCAACGTCACCATCCCAACCACCAATCTCCTCGTCATCATCGTTCCTCAGATCCATAGACCAGACAGTGTCGGTTGATGTTGGCTCAATAACAATCTGCCACAACAAACCGCGAAGAGGAAGGTTTGAAATTCCAGATCCTCCCCCTCCAGCGATTGTTATGATATGCTTTTCCCTATGAAAACTCATTGATTCGCCTTGTCATATTCAGCTTTATAGGACTCACCGTCCATAGGCTCTTTCTTAGGCTTAATCTCCCACTTGTTGCATACAGCATCAGAGGAGATGTTTCCCTGAACGATCTCACAAGTATTCGGATGATAAAAGTAATTACAGGTTTGGCACTTTTCGTACTGTCTGTAATTAACATCATCTTTATTCAATGCTTTTGAATCAGGCATCATGCCCATATTATTCTCCTCCGAACAAACCCTTGATTTTACTCCAAGCAATCTGTAAGATTCCTTCTTCTAATTGAGGCTTGAATACCGTATAAGTAGAGAAATCACCTTCATCAATAGCTCCACTGTTTAGGTTCACCCTGTTTTCCTGATCCACAATAAGCTTCTCGCTTTTGTAAAGAGGAATGTCAAGACCAACACCAGCTTCAAGTTTCTCTTCTGCTTGAGGATGTGAACCGCACTCGTTAAGCACAGAGCTTAAAAATGATTCGCACGGATCCCTATGTCTACGACTTGAAGCCTCGGCTTCTATTGCCTTGCAACCCATAAAGGTTACGCAAACCAACATAATAAAAATAATCTTCTTCATAACTTCTCCTATTTAAGATACAAGTAAACTTATTGTAACTGCCTTTAGTCCTTGCGTCTTGATTCCTCCTGGAACAGTAATGCTATCTGTGGCACCTGCCGTAAGAAGAGCACCTGCTTTTGTATAATAAACAACATTATCTTTGGAATCAGCCAAGACAACAAAGTCAGAATCGTTGCCAAATACAACCTGTATTGCTTTTATTGTTACTGGAACGTTTGATACAACACCAGCAGTATCCAGTACTATCGGATTAGTGGTAACTGAGTTAGCCATTATTTATCCTTTCTTAATGTTTCAATGCTCCGTTCTTCTCCAGGTCTAAGTGTCCGCTGAATCTGTCTGTAGCGATCAACAAAGCCTGTTTTCTCATTCTGCTGCAACCAGTGTTGGTGTTTACGAACTGCTCCAGGACACTTACCTGTATTATTCATTTCGTACCTCGTAGGAAGTCCAATAACGAACCTTTCCTCAAGATCTCGTTCTTCCCTGAACATATTATCTTTGGCCTTACTGTTTAATCTTCCCGGTGAACCCGCCTCGATTTCATCTTCATAATGCCTGATCTCTGCTTTGATCTTGCTCTTATCAAGCTGTTCGCCGGCTGTTCCAGCACCAAATCCTTCTGCCGCTGATAATGTTCCCTCAAGCTCTTTCTTCTCACTCTTTAGGTTTGCTATTTCCCCAACACTCAGTACTTGTTTTTTCTTAATTCCTCTTGGTCCCATGATATTCTCCTCGGTTTTTTTAGTTAGGGAGGGAGAAGAGTCCGCCTCCCCAACTATTATGCTTGTGTACCAACGACGACGCCATCAGCATTCGTATCTACAGGAATAGCAGTATGAATCCTCAAATCACCAGTGTTATCAACCCAAAGGTAATGAGGTGTTCCATCTGCTTCCTTCAACTCAATCATGCCAGGCTGTGAACCGCCTGTTACGTTTGGGTTAGGAAGATTGTCTGTGCCTACGGAATTGTGGGTAGAAAAACCCCGTCGTGTGGATGAATGTGTTAACTTTGCCATTTGATTCTCCTTTGACTCATTGGTTGAGCAGGTGGATATGCCACTTGCAAAGGTTTTAACTAACCCCTATGCCGATGAAATTGCGAAACATCGACATAGAGGTGAGCTATGTTTACGCTACGTTACTGCCGTAGATCCATGTCCAATCGCTGAATCCATAAGAATAACGAGTATAGACAGACCACTTGCTGATGTAGGTGTCAAAGTCCTTATCCTTGTTGAACTCAGTAGGAATACGGTTAAACCACTTCAAATACATCTTCATCATCTTGCTATCAATAGCGAACCAGTTGTTACTATCGCTAAGATAATCCCAGACAATGATTCTGTATTTACCCTTATTGAAGTTAGGGTTATTGTCAGACGTATCCATTTTACCGGTTGCGTTAACAATTTCCCAAGCCTGCTCTTCAAGTGCCGGCGGAACCAACAGCGTGTCCACGCGAGAGATAAGCAAGTTATCTGTCTCGTCGGTAAGAGCGCGCATAGCAAGACGTACTGCCTCAACTGCTGTTGCAGATAGAGCCGTAGAACCTACGTTGCTATTCGTTGTAGTTGTACCAACACGAGTATGTGCTCCTGCACACAACGCCAGTCCATCTCCACCACTGAAAACAGAAGTGTTGAAAGCATTGTTGAAAACGCTAGACCCATGTTTTTCACGAGTACGTTTTGCGGTCAATGCTAACTGAGCCGGACGTTTGTTGATAATGCTATAAAGGTCATCGTCCACAAGCTTACGCTCGATCTTGATACCCTTTACCCATTCCTTGTGAGAATAGCTTACCCGATACTGCTGTTTGAAGTCATCATAAGGAATCGTTCCATCAAACTCCTCAAGATCACCCATGCCACCAATACCAAGATCGTATTCCACCGATTTATTGGATTTCTCCATTCCAAACAGGTTGTCGATCTGACCTTCCGGAAGAGCGTACTCGTCCATGAAGATTTTACGAAGACCTGGATCCAATAGATATCCAAAGTTTTCCGATGCTATTACGCCCATTGTGATTCTCCTTTATTTAATTAAGCATTCCAAACGTTACCAACGATCTTCGCATAAGCAAACGGCTTAGCTAAATCAGGCTTCGCAAGAGGAACACGTACACTTTGATTCGCAACTCCACCGGGTTGTCGCTGTTTCGGACGGAGAATCTCGCTACCATAGGTATAGGATTCTAACCGGTTTTCAAGAATAACCACACTGATAGAATCAGTGCCTACAGTCAACCCATCAACGTCTAACTCACCAGCAGCGATGCCAAGAGCATCTGCGGTAAGAGCGACTTTTTGAGCTAACCCTGTTCCTGCTTGACTCAGCAAGACACCTGTAGCTGAAGTAGTATTCGTTCCGGTCAAAGTGGTAAGAGTGCTAGTACCAGCTGCTTCAACAGAACTCACAACATAATCCAACTCACCAGTATCCGTAGAAAAAGCCCAACCACCACCGAAGTTAGCTGTAATACCGACATACTGAATGTCAGTATCGTTAACAGCAGACCAAACGATAGGTACAGACATGTCATACGGGATTGCATAGATAGCGCCAGGATTGATGATTACCTTTAAGGTATCCAACGTTCCAAGAGCTTGCGTTCCTGTAAGGGTTGCACCATCATTTCCGATAGTATAACCAGGTCCACTTAATCCACTTGCTGCGGGTAATGTTTCACCCTGATTCGATACACCTACAAAAGAACCGGTACCAACTCCCATAGAACCAATGCAACCTTCTTCGGCCACTGCTGCTTTGAGAATCTCCCCGTCTTGATATGTATCTGGTGCTGCTGGCAAGTCCTTGATAACACACTCGCCTCCATCAATACAGTATTTATACTTTGCTGCCATGATTGTTCTCCTTAGCTTGGTGTACCCACAAGGATTACTTGTGAACTCCAAGCAGCTCAGGATTTATATTAGAGATGTCGTAAATTAACCCCTTGCCACATTGCTTACAGACGTACCGGATTCGGGTGGATGTGCTTCGCTGGTGATCCTGCTTCCAACGTTGCGCACCGCACTTTTCAGTCGGATATTTCGGATGCGGATGTGGACACACAAGAGGTGTACTAAACGCTCTCGGATTTATACCTTTTTGGAATATGCTCATTTCTGAACCCTTCCACTCATATAATCTGCTTCTGTCAATCCCATTGCCGCAGCAACTCTCAATTCTTCCTCAGTGGCCACAGCTCCATCAGTCGGTGCCGGAGTTGAGAAACTTCCTGCAGGTTGTGATAACCCTTGTGCTGAAATCTCTCCTCTTCGATACTTCTCAAGTAATTCTGCTTCCCTCTGCTGAATCATTGTATCTGCATTCTGACCTCTGACCATAAAATAAGCGGCTTCTAAGATACCTTGGCCCCCTCTTTGGTTAAGTGGCATACTTCTCACTTGTCCTAAGGCGGTGCTTCGATAATTGTTGAAGTCCGGATATTTCCTAGCCATAGCATCAGCCTGCGCTTCTAAAGAAGAATCAATACGATCACGCCAGTCCATAGCATACATAATCTCAACCTGGACAGCTTTACGCGGATCATCTTCCCATATTTGATCTAACTCCTTACGGGGATCCACTTGAGGCTGTTGAGGAACTTGATGCTGTGCAATCTGTTGATCAGCCACTGTTCTCTTTAGCTGAGCTACTTCTTGCTCTAAGGTATTCGCACGACTATGCTCTTCCTGACGCTTAGCTCGTTCTTCCTGTAGAGCTGGTAATGGAACCTGTTTAACGTCCGGAGACGAGCCCACCGGTTTAACCACTGGTGGTATTGGCTGTGCATTTTGCGCCGGCACTGGCGGGGCTGCTTGGACGGGAACAGCTGGTTGAACGTCCGGGATTTTTTCTGTCATAATAACTCCTTTTACGCCATATACGGTATGGCGAACCGAAACACATGATTAGGATTCTCTATCTATAACATCATCAGGTAAATTCTTAATAGATTCATATGATTGAATCTTAGCCTGTATAAGAGGTAATTCATCAACATTACAAGTCCTAAGTTTTGTTAACTCAAAGGTAATCTTCTTGTCCAATTCTTCAACAACGCCGCCCCACAAAAGGCTTGATTTTAATTCTTTAGCTGTCTGTATATTCATCATTGTCGTTGCATCCTCATAGGGTTTTGAACTGGTTGACCAACTTCAGGGGTTTGTCCTTTAGGTCTTTGTCCGGGTCCGGGAGGCCCTTGCTGTGCATCACCGGATTGACCGGCAGGTGGATTACCATTGAGCTCCATCATAATTTGCTCTTTGGACGCGCCTTCCTGTAATCTCTGTTGGATGTACTGCTGATCCTCAGGACTGAGTTGACCTGGTCCTGCTTGAACTGGTTTTTGCTGTATGATGATTTTAGAAATATCCTTAAATCCCATAAGCTCTGCAATCCTTCGATTAAGTTCCGCTTGATTGATCGTTCTGTCATTAGCTGAAACCTCCTTGAACCTTAGCAGTTGACCAATTTGTGATTCCTTGTTCAGCGTCTCACTGATCCCGGTCGGTATGACTTGAACCTTTGCGTGTAGCATCTCTGGTTTGACCAAAGCTGGTTCATCCTTCCCATCATTAGAAGTAACCTTGATCCACTCAGGCAAAGTCATAAACTGCTGTAAGTGAGATAGAAACATTATTGACATATTCGTCATTAAATCTACCTCAATTTTTTTGAGTACAGGTCTAAACCTAATTCCAGCAGCACCTTGGAGCATATTTAATCCGGCGGCAGTTTCCGTCTGATTCTTTTCAGTAGGCATAAGGGGAGCGCTGGCTCCGGTGGCCTCACGATAATCAGCTTTGGCAAGTTCTTCTTCTTTGTATGATGAAGCTGTGACATCAGGAGTGTCCATCCATCGTATCGAACTAACAGTATCTGACACTTTATGCCAGTGGCCGGGAGCGGAAATCTGTAGTTTTTTAACATTAATAAGAGGATCTGCACCATTATAGAATCCTTGCTTGTTCAAGACTAAGTCAACGTTGTCAAGTCTTTGGTTAACTATTTTATTCAACCGATCTTGTGTCGGTTTTCCAACAGTACCAATACCAACACCAAACCAACAAGGTTTAGATTCCGAAAAGAGATTAAACTTTGCAAATGGGGGATGTTGGAAATTGTAAGGATTAGGGATTCCACGAACTTTTACTTTTCTGTTAACTATTGTTATCCAATATGGTACGGCTTTTCTTGTTACTGGTTTATCGTCCTGCGTGTACGATTCATCCCAAGGACCCCAGTAATGAAGTAGCTCATATTCATCACGCCTTTTCTTCTCAATAACTTTTCCGTCAGGATCAAGGAAGTTTGTGCTATCCATCCTTGTGCTCTCTGTCTTTAATGCTTCTGCTAAATTATTAAAATCTGATTCCGGTTGATCTGCCAACTGTTTCAAATACTCCGCATCGCAAAACTGCCTCCGTACAAGAGGCAGGCCGTCATTCATTTCTAATTTTGCCGGATGTGGAAACATCTCAAAAAAGTTTACGCTCTTGCAATCCGGTCTGCGATCAATGACAGCTAAATATCTATCACCCTGTTTATTAACTTGCCAAGCCTTACGATACAAATACGGAACTTCAACATAGCCAGTACCAATTAAAGTGTTTTGCGTAAGAGAAGGTAAGCACTCACCCATAACATTAGCCATACGATAATAATGTTTCAGAGTATCTCTAATTAAAATTCCTTGTTCCTTAGAAACTTTACCATATACCGCAACATCAATAGGGGCATCGTTAGGGAACAGCGCCGAGAAGATTCGTGGTGTAATAGTTTGTTCACTCGCGAACGTAATAGGACAATGAACTTGATTCATCCAGTCATAAGATCGACCTGGTGGAACATTGTTCCATTGATCAATAACCTTAGCAGCATCTTCAAATCTGTCTTTGTGGAATTTTTCATAACGCTGAAATTCCTCGACGACAAATTCAACCATCTTGTCTTTCTTATCAGAAGTTCCGCTATAAGTATTTTCTTGTTTGTTCGCGCCCATTTAGTTAGCTCCCGTATTGTCCAATAACTTCACCGGTCTTTTTATTAAACTTTCCATAGAGTTGTCTGTTGATCGGCTTACCAGTAACAACAGATAAACCTGTGCGTGCTTGAACTTGTTTAGCCGCATCTTTTTCAGCCATTCCATCTTTAACTAATGCTTGATACATTTCTTTTACATTTGGCATTAGACCGTAAAGGTATCGTAAATACCGCCCTTATCTCTGTTATAGAATGAACCATACTCTTGCTCTTGTTGTCCAACATAATTCTGTTGACTCAAATTTCTCGGCTGTGTCATTCCACCAGTGTAATTATAATCATACCCTTCCTGTTCCGGTTGCTGATACGCAAACTCATTCGGCTGATCATAAAGGTTTTGCTGTGTCTGGTTCTGTGTTTCTTGGGAAGGCTGATAATATGATGGGAAACCTTCTTCCGGTGTAAACATCATTCCCTGATAACTTGGTGATTCAAGATTAGGTGTTCCACGTTTCTTCTTCTTCATATTTATCGCACCAAGACCAAGTCCGGGTATGGCCGTAAGCGGATTGAACATAGCCGTTGCACCCATAAGAGATGGAACTCCCATTGTTCCCGGAGCAGCCAAAGTTCCTCCAAGAGAACCAGCTCCCCAAGCTCCTCCCATACCCATACCTGAGCCATAACCAACTGCATCCCGGCCACCCTCGTTTGAGTATCCAGACATCTGAGTAAGCTCGTAAGGTGTTGCTTCGTTACCGCCCGGAGAATATCCGGACCAAGGCGCGTATGTATTTGATTGAGCCCAATCGTCTGTAGGGTTGCCACCTACCTGATAATTGTTCTCATATTGATAAGGCTGATATTCCTGACTTGCCCCAATCTCGTCATATCCGCTACCATTCCAATAATCCCCAATATTCGTGTCACGCATGGCTGGAGAAGAACCACCACCATATTCAGCTGTAAAGCTTCCCGGAGTTGAAACAGGTGCCATAGGGGTAAAGTTATTCTGATCACCAAAAAATCCTTCATTGTGAGGAGTGTAACCCTCTTGACCGTAACTGTCACTTTTCCAATCCCAAGGCGGTGGTACATTATCCGGGCGCGCGCTATTCGGGACCGCGGTCAATGCCATTGATTCTGCATTATAGGCCATAATTACTCCTCCTTAGGCTTGTTTCCTTCTTCTTTTCCAGCTTTACGCCTCTCGTGAAAAATCTCTTTTCTTGTTTTTTGTTCTTTTTCTTTCTCAGCCATTTGTTTCCCTCCTAAATTTTTCTTCTGCGATCATAGCAGGAAACTCCCTCTGCAATACACCGCCAGATAATCCGTTATATGTTGTAAACCCATGATTAGGAAAAGACCACATCTTGTACGGATTTCTACGTGGATCTCTTTCGTGAGCTATTTCATGTTCATAAACTCCCTGCGCTTCTCCAGGTCTTTGCCAGCCCATGTTCATATCCCTGCGAGGATCATTCTTAGCAGCAAACATGGCCGTAACATTCTTATTCTGATCCAACCAAGGCGGTTGACGTAGATTTACTGCCGTTGTAGGATAATCATGCGTCAAAGGAAGAGTTGACGGGTTCATATAAAGTTCTTCCGGTGTAAGCGCATTGGCATAAGCTTCAATATCCTCTGGATCAAGCCAATAAGCTGGAGAACCCGGATATTCCTTGACTGATCCGGTTTTCTTATCCTTAGCCTTCAACCAATCCATATACCCAATGTTCATCCGTCTCTTTTTTTTCTTTACCACTAAAATCTCCCGGCATTGCTGTCTTCTGTCAAAGAATGATAACTCCCGACCTTTGGACTTTCAACCGGTCTCTTAGTGTATTCGCCAATATATTCGATATCACCAGATTCCTCGTCCTCTTCAACAATGTATCTCGGCCCAAAATTGTAAATGTACCGCAAACAATCCATAAAATGGTCGTTTTTCTTCTTCGCAACCTCTTTTTTGTCGTAATCTTCGATATTTCGCTTGTATTCATCCCAAATATAGTGCTGAAACTCATAAATCGTCTGCGTGCAATAACTAGATATGTGTAACTGGGGGATTTCGCGCTTTAATAGAGGGGAATATCTTGGAGTTAGTGCCTGACGGATCCTGGCTTTTCCAAGCATAGGATCGGAGTTAGCTCTCTGAGTAAATACTCCATACTTCATGAGCTCTTTTCGGACATTGAATCCGCCAGCCACCACATTATCCTTATCCGCGTGAGGATCAATCAACATAACTTGAGCCGGCATTACTCCGGCCTGAACTTGAATTGCACTTGCAATGCTTTTTATATCCATATCTCTCAACCAAAGCTCATCATAGACATAATGGTTATCCTTCTCATCCACAGCTACCCACAGAACAGCAGTTGGTGTACGCTCATGGGGGTCAATCGCCATATACCGACTCCAATGCTGTTTAATCTCTGGAGGCTCAATGACGTGCGTCTCAGCGAGAAATTCCTTGTAAATAAGGCCGCTAAGGTGCATGAATTTTCCATGCAGGCGAGCTTCCTTTTCCTCATGCGTAAGGCTGTTTTCAAACTCCTTAATCGCATCTTCCGACAAAAATGTGTTTTCGCGTATATCAATGGTGACACAGAACGTTTGGGGATCCGGATTTGTATAAACTTCATCATAAATCCATGGTTGAGTAAGAGGTGTTAGGGTTAGCCAGTGCCGTCCACTATAATCTACGAGGCCCCGGAGTGTCGCAACATACTTGTCGCGCGGCGGCGGTTCATCAAACCAGGCTACGTGTCCGCGCCAACCCTCAAATTGCTCTGTGGACTGCTCATGCGTCAATATGTCAAAGACCGATCCGTTCTTCAGCTGGTACTTCGTAGGTATTCCCATAGGATTTTTGATCCTACGGGCGATCATGCTGTCATCCAGCCATTCTTCAAGGAAGGGAGTTATGACTTCTCCTACGCCCTTCTGGAAATCTTTTGCTATAATCCGCCCTTTGATGCTTCCTTTGAATCTTCCTTCTTCCGGATACCAGTCGGGGTACTGTCCGGTCAAATGGAAGAGGAACTCCATCCCACCAGCCACCGTTTTTCCCACACGATTCCCACCAAACAAGGCCCTTCTTGAAGCATGACTCTTGTGAAACAAATCCTGTTTTGGCATCGGCTCGTATAATAAAAGCTTCTGACTCTTTAACCAGGACACCTCCTCATTCATTAACCGCAGATATGTCTCCTGCTCGTCCCTCGGGAGTTTCTGAAATTCCTCCGCGGTCAAATGATGACTCTGCAATTGTCTTAAGTCGCTTAAACTCATGCACTAATTCCTCTGCTGTAAGACCTTTGGTATAACTATATGAAAGATTTTTAACATTGACAGTGGGGGTAAATTTAGAAAGGGCGTTCGTGTACATCGAGAGGATTTTCTTATCTTCCGGCGTGACCTTCTTCTTTGACTCTATATCTGTAAATACGCGGGCAATAAGTCTTTGAGCTGTCTTTGTGTTCTGTGAAACCAAATGCTTTGTTTCTTCGGACTGTTTAACTTGGATCTTGAGGTATTCTTGCTTAAAAAGTGTAGCAACACCTCCAGCGCTAACGTTTCCGGAACAAAGCTTATCAATATGATTTTTTTTCCAACCAATAGCCTTAGCAGCATCTTCACGAGTCATATCCTCAAGCATCTTAAGGACTTGCCAATGTTTTTCGCTTAATTTAGTTGGCATGCTCATATTTAGGTTTTTTCCTCGACAAATAACAAAAAAAATAGACAGTTTCCACTTAGGGAAATCTGTCCACTTGCCTCAATGTCTAAGTATGGCATTTTTACATAGTTATGTCAAATATATTATAACTTTAATTACATAAGTCTATATTAAAGCCGGTAGGGGGTAATTTTAACTCCTTTTATACCAATGGTAACCGGATTTATTTTTTAGAAAGCAAATACTTCTCTTGACTTTGATTTCACGTGAAACAATTACTCCGGGGGGGGCAGATTTAGACTTCTTATGTGTAAAGCGCGCCAATATGGACGTTTTTAAGCTCTTAAAAAAGAAAAACTGCTGACTTTCTCTTTGACAGGTG